GGGGCCTGCCCTGCATGTATCGTAGTGGCTTGGGTGTTAAAACACACCTAGTCACCAGTAGTAGCTATTTGCCAAGATGGCAAATCGTAAAAGGGTAAACAGTAGAAGTAGGAAAACGATCCTAGTTCTCTGCACCTTATACGGCGCAACTACACAGGCTCGCATCAGCGAGCTGCCGATACGAACCTGTCAGGCCCCTGGCTGCAGAAACCAGTTCTGCAGACTGTCCTACGCTAAACGCGTAGGCATCCTTCGCCACCGCAACCTTGTATGGAAGCGATGGACGGAGCTTTGCCAATTCACTGGCTCATGATAAGGATCATCGTTCGACCGACGATTCTCAAGTGTGCACAGTGAACCAAACAAAGCCGGTAACCCGTCAATGCTGTCACGTCTCTTGCGAGACGTGACAACATAGCCCTTTGTCATCAGGGATTGAAGCCGTTCGCACCAAACATGGGCGGACTGACAATCAACACGGGATACCCATCCAAGAGTACTGCTTATCTTACTCACAAGCGGGAGAGGGCCAAGAAGGTCCTCAACCATCTTTTGAATAAGACTTGACGGCTCGTAAAGACCACGTAACCAAAGTTGGTTCGCAGTCGATACGAGTGAAGCAGCAACCTTAAGCGCCGTCTTACGATCCTCTGGCCAGCTCCTACAGTATATGGGAGTCACGTCGACTCCTTTATACCAATCGGTGCCACAAGATTCTCTGAAGTTACCTTCAGAGAATGACTTGTCTTGGTTAACCTTAAGACCAAAACAAGTAAGCCAAGAGGTTGTAGAAGCGTAATACCCAGTGGGTACGATAATATCATCACCGTACACCTGGATACGCGCAGCATACGCTCTGATTCTCTTATAAGATGGCATGACGCCATCTTGCTCAGCCATGGCGCAAAGCGCAATGAGCGCAAACGCTAGAGACTGAATTGGGAAAGTCAGTGCGTTACCCATGCCAGCAAACTTCCTTAATTTGATAGTAGTAAAACCACAATCAACATGGGAAGTTCTACAAGCGAGAGCCCGAGTTAGAAACCCGGGACTCTTGTCTAGGCAGTGGATCACGAGGCGAAGAGCCAAGCGGTCCGATGCCGACGACAAATCGATTGTAGAGTATTGCTGCGTACGGGAGCCGATTTCCGCAAGAAACTGGTTCTTGCTCTGATCGGTTAGTGCTAAGCATCGTGATAGAATACGATCTTGCTTGATATGATCTCGCAACTTCGTATTCAGGGCCTGCTGCAAAAACATATTTGCAACAGGCTCCACAGTGATAGTTCGACGAGATGTCGAATTTTTCACCACAGACACTAACTTAGCAAAAGTGCTGCGTGGATACAAAGGTACTATCCCGTTTGCAAGATCTGAAGAGAACAGCATCTCTGAAAAACTCCAGAGATTCTGTTCAGAGGGAGTCGAATCCCTCATGCCCTCTTCGCAGAAGGCGAAATCCAGATCAAAC